GATGCGCTTGATATTGCCCGTATTTACACGGCTACACGTAAAGATACAACAATTAGAATTGATTCACTTGTCCTAGACCTAGCGACCCCAGATTATTCCGCTGGTATTACAGCCGCTTTAACTGTGGATTATTTTAATACTGCCAGAATTAAGAACGTAGGTCAAGATGGAACGGTCATTGAAAAGACCCTTCAAATCATGGGAACTGCCTACGATATAACCCCAAACAGTTTTGCCGTAACTTTAACCACGTCCGAAACTATATCCGAGGCTTTCATCATTGGAAGCACAACCTTTGGTATAATCGGACAATCTATGATGACCTATTAGGAGCAATAAATGACAACAGGTATGCCAGCAGCAACGGGAGACGTGCTTTCCGCCAACATGTTTAATGGCCTTGTAGCCTTCACGGTAAATGCAGATGCAACAACTGATTACACCGCTGTTATTGGCGATGCTTATCAAGTTTTGCAGCCAATGAACAAGGCAACAGCCATTGCGTTTAAGATACCTACAAATGCAACAGTAGCGTTCCCAGTTGGCACAGTTATTACAGTATTAAATAAAGGATTAGGCACTTGTACAATAAGTGCTACAACAAGCGGCACAACAACTGTGCTTTCAGCAGGAGCGACAGCCGCATCCCCTACTCTTGCACAATACAAAACGGCTGCTTGCATTAAGACTGCAACAGATACTTGGTATGTCGTTGGTGCTATCGCATAATGATAGGAAATTGCATAGCAGGTTTATTTTCATCAACATCTTCATCAGCACGCACAGTTGATTATTTAGTTGTTGCTGGTGGTGGCGGTGGTGGTGGTCGTACATCAGGCGCGGCTGGTGGTGGCGGTGGAGCAGGTGGTTTTAGAACTGCAACAGGTTTAGGACTTCCAACAACATTTACAGTAACAGTTGGTGCTGGTGGTGGAGTAACTGCAAGTGCTAACGGCACAATCGGTTCAAACTCAGTTTTAGATACAATTACATCAACAGGCGGTGGTTACGGCAGCGCATACAACAATGTTGGCGGTAATGGTGGTTCAGGCGGTGGCGGTAACTGGACAAACGCAGGTGGTACTGGAACAAGTGGTCAAGGTAGCAATGGTGGTACTGGTACAAACAACTCGGTTGCTGGATATCAAGGCGGTGGTGGCGGCGGTGCTACATCTTCTGGTGGTAATGGCGGCGGTGGTGGAACTTCTGGTGGCGCTGGTACTTCAAATTCATATTCTAGTGCGGCAGTAACTTATGCTGGCGGCGGTGGTGGCGCTACTTCTACAACATCTTCTGGCATATCTCAAGGTGCAGGCGGTACAGGCGGCGGTGGTGCTGGAGATTTCTTTAATACATTAACAAATGGCGCGGCTGGAACTGTAAACACAGGCGGTGGTGGCGGTGGTGGCGGCAACGGCACAAGTAGCGCTGGATATGCAGGTGGTTCTGGAATAGTCATATTCCGATACCCAGATACAAGTCCAGATATAACAACTATTGCTGGCGGTTTAACTTACACAAGAACTGTTACAGGTGGATATAAGATTTACAAATTTACAGCAGGTACAGGTTTGGTGGTTGTTTAATGGCTCATTACGCATTTCTTGATTCAGACAACATAGTTACCGAAGTGATTACAGGTAAAGATGAAACTGAACTTATTGAAGGTTTAGATACTGAAACTTGGTATGGAAATTTTAGAGCACAAGTCTGCAAGCGCACATCATATAACGGCAATATCCGCAAGAATTATGCAGGCATTGGTTTTACTTATGATGAAGAGCGCGATGCTTTTATTGCTCCAAAACCATCAAACCAAATCGGTTTCGATGAAGAAACTTGCCAATGGATAGTGCCTGATGAACCCACACCTTTGTAAGGCTGGGGTTCAACTACGGGAACAAATAGATGACCATTTCCCAGATAGAGATAGGCGTTCCGATGGGTGGATTGGGGATGCTCGCCACGCAGCGACTAAGTCAGACCATAATCCTTTGCCACCTTCTATGGTCGTTAGAGCCTTTGACATTGACGCAGATTTGGGCGGGGCAGCCAACACGACAGCCTATCTTGCTAATCAAATTAGGCTTGCCGCAAAAACAGACAAACGTATTGCCTATGTCATATTCAATCACAAAATCGCATCACCCATCCTTAATTGGAAATTTCGCAAATATTCCGGCATTGACCCACACACATCACACATTCATATCTCGTTTACGGCTAAAGGTGATGACAATGGTGCTTTTTTTGAAATACCTATATTAGGAGGCAAAATATGAAAAACCCTATATTCCTTATGTCAGGTGCATTTTTAGCGGCTTGGGCTGCTTCTAACTTTGCTATTGACTATCGCGCTGTGCTTTGGGCAGTTCTAGCCGGTGTCTTTGGATATGCGACTCCTAAGAAATGACAATTTCTAGCGCACAATATTCAGTCGGCACAACTCGTTCAGTCGTTATTGCAGATGATTTATTTCCCGAAGAAGTTCATTTCCATTCAGGTTCAGGTACGGTTTATATTGGCGGTGCAGACGTAACTGTAGCCAATGGATACAGAATGGATAATGGCGATAAGGTAGTTTTGCAAAATCATGACAATCCGGTTTATGCCATAACTTCATCCGGAACTGCAATTCTTTACGTATTGATAGTGCAAAAATGACACAATCAGATTTCTTCATGCTTTACATTTCAACAGTAGCGGTGATTGGTGGCCTTGCAGGTTATGTAATTACTCATTTGTTGTCAGAAATTAAGCGACTCAATTCGCGTGTCGATGAGATTTACAACATACTTTTAGAGCGATAATTCTGATATGGCTCGTAAAAAGGTTATCGACGTTACTGATTACTCCGCATTAGACCAATACTGCATTGGCTTAAACGAGTATTACAAATCACTACGTAGAGCCGGTTTTACCGTAGACCATGCACTTTATTTAATAACTGCACCTCAAACCTATCCGGCAACAATCCTGCCTACACCCAATTGGTTGCCAGACCAACCCGGCTTTTACGAGGATGAAGAGGATTAAACTTGAAAAAAATCTGCATTGTGCCAGACTTACAAGTTCCGTACCATGATGCAAGAGCAGTAAAAACACTCGCTAAGTTCATTGCTAAACAAAGATTCGACCAAATAATTACCTGTGGGGATGAAATAGACCTTCCTCAAATCAGCCGTTGGACAGAAAACACACCCGGCTGGTATGAACAGACTCTTGCGGCCGATAGAGATGCCACAATAGAGATACTTTATGATTTACAGGTAACTGACATGATACGTTCCAACCATACAGACCGGTTATATAACGTGATTATGAAAAAAATTCCTGCCTTCCTTTCTCTTCCAGAACTTAAGTTCGAGAAGTTTATGAAGATGGATGAACTTGGCATCAAGTTTCACCGCGCACCTTTGGAAATCACAAAGGATTGGATTGTTATTCACGGAGATACAGGAAGCGTTAAACCTACGCCCGGTCTTAGCGGTTTAGAAAATGCCCGTAAAGCGGGTAAGAACGTCATACAAGGGCATACCCATAGGGCAGGACAATCGGCCTTCTCCGAGGGCTCTGGAGGCGTTTTAGGGCGTGTTCTACGGGGTATCGAAGTCGGACACCTTATGGATTACAAAAAGGTTTCATATACCGCAAATCCTAACTGGCAACAGGCTTTTCTAGTGCTATATGTCGACAAAAACAAGGTTAGTCCAGTATTAACTTACTTTGAAAAAGATGGTTCTTTCATATTTGAGGGCAAAATTTATGAATGAGTCAGCCTGTGGGGATACTTGGATAGGCGATGAAGATGACTTTTTGTTATCAAATCGTTATAAACGACACGCGGTAAACCTGTTGCATTGATGCTTGACATGTGCGACCGTATGGGTGTTGAGAGCGAAACCCAGTAACTCCAACGGTAAGGGCTAACATGAACATAACTCCACAAGATTTTGAACTCCTATTCGAGGTAGCAATGGAATGGGATATTGAAACGTGGCGCGACCAAGAAGCGCGCTTTGACTTCAACATAGAAGTTAAAAAAGGTCATATATATTGGGTTGAAAATTACCCATCATTAATCATGTGTCGTGAGTTTCTTAACGAGCGTGGACATTCCATGGTTGAATCATTTGATGAGGCCACAGAGCAATGGGCATTTATTTCTGATTACGACTTTTATGCGGCAAGAGTAAGCGCATGATGTCATTCACATACTTACAGATGCTTGGCTGGATTGCCCTAGTTGGTATTGTTGTCTTTACTTTCTATTGGAAAGGTTTTCAAGCCGGTAAGCGCGAAGGTTATATTCGCGGCCGTTCATTGACAAGAGTGGTAAGCCGAAATGATTGCTAATGACCTCATTGCCGAGTCAGAGAAACTCTTGTATGAGCGCGGTCTCAAGTATGGAGAACCAACTGCTAATCACATTCGTATTGCGCAATTATGGAGTGCGTATCTCGGTCGTGGAATCGACCCTCACGAAGTCGCAATCTGTATGGCACTCGTCAAAATCTCACGTCTTGCTGAACAAGAAACGCATAGAGATTCATACGAAGACGCTATCGCATACATGGCGATTGCAGGACACATTGCACTTACCGACTTCGACGGAAATCTTGATGCTTTCTAAAGCGAAGCCGGGAATATGGTGTGATTATTGCTCAAGCAGGTTTGGAAAGACAAGTTCAAGAGGGCAGACTGCCGCTGTCTGGACGGTTCATAGTGAACTGGCCAAATCTCACGGTAGAAAACGTTCGTATTGCAATGAGTGTGCCATTGATGAATCTAAATGGGCTGACGGCACTTACTTCTCCTTAGACCAACAAATAGAATATGCAAAGACAAATCAAAACACTAAACAAGGAGTATTAAATGGCTTTTAATTTAGATTCATACGAAGATGTTCAATCAAGAGTGAAACGTTGGCAAGCAGCGTTCCCAGTAGGAAGGATAGTTTGTGATGTTATTCAGTTTGATGCGGTTAAAGGTCATATATTGGTTGCAGCAAGTGTTTATCGTGAACATGAAGATACGCTTGCTGCGGCTGTCGATTATGCTTTTGGAGAAGCATCTACGTATCCTGCAAATATGCGTAAATTCTATGTTGAAGACACATGCACGTCAGCAATTGGACGAGCAATTAGCCTTGTTCTTGAAACAACAACCAAAGCAACCCGACAAGACATGGCCAAAGTTGAACGAGCCAAGAATGATTTGGCCTCCGAAAGAATAGCCAACGCACCTCTTGCAGTTAAAAACACATGGGATGAATTTGTCTCTGAAAAACCTAAACAACCGGTCGTTAGCCTAGGCGATGCAGCCGAAATGATTCAACAAAGTTTTGGCGATGCAGAACCGATTCCGTCTTGCCGCCATGGTTTAAGAGAATTGAAGTCAGGCATTACTAATGGGAAGGCTTGGCAAGGTGCTTATTGCTCATTGTTGAAGTCTAATCCAGACCGATGCAGCGAAGTTATCTGGTATGTAGTATCAAAAACAACAGGCAAGTTTCGATTACCGGAAGGAGTT